ATGCTAGGCCGCAAGTAATAGCAGGAAGATAACGATACACCCAATCAACATTTTGAAAACTGGCTGTAACATCTTCTAGGCGTCTTACCCTCCAATAAAGTATGCTATCGGTGGTAGCGTTAGATATGCGGGTTGTTCCACGCTTAAAGGTTCTATAAAGCAATGACAAAACAAACTAAAGGCAGGGCTAAGGGGGCGTCTAAATTAGATAGGCAGACTAGAAGGATCACTGCCAGACTAGCTAAGTTAGACAAACATGATGCCAAGGCAAAAGCACATAACAAGAAGGTTACTAAGAAAGGCATTCCTCAGACCAAAGGTAGAGCTAAAGTAGCGTTATCTTCTGATAAGATTGTTGCGTCTAGGGTCAATGAAATACAAAAAAATATCAGAAGAACAGCCAGTAAAAAAGCTACCCAACATAACCAGACAAAGGGGAGAGCCCAACAGCCGCGCAAAGGTGGATACGCAGATAAGCTGCAAAAGGACGCTGGCATAAAAAGGAAAAAGACTGATGCGGCTAAGGCGCGTATGAACAGACCCCAAAGAATGAGATAATAATGGCAACGGGGAAATACGCATGGTTTATTTCAGACCGCTCAAGCTTCCGTTTTAAATATCGGGACCAAGTAAGAGAGCCAGGAACAGGGTATCGAGTCGGACCTGGAGAATCGGATGGTGTTTATAATTTAGTAACAAGTCCACTTAATCAGGCACCAGATACTAAGGATAATCCAGCTTTGCAAAACCCAAGACCTGAGGTAGTATTAGCAACAACGGGAGATAGCTCTTGGACTCCCTCAATGACCACCAACACTAACAATTAGGGTAGGAGAAGATGAAACAAAAAACTAAAGTAGGGAGCCATTGGGATTTTACCTGCTATGACAGCAAAGGTGATTTAAAGTGGAAAGAAGAGTATGACAACCTTGTTGTTAATCAAGGTCTCAATAATCTTTTGCAGGAATACTTTAATGGTTCTAGTTATACAGCAGCATGGAAAGTAGGTCTTAAAGCAACAGGAACAGTTTCTGCTGGTGACACTATGGGTACTCATGGTTTTACAGAAATTACTGCTTACAGTACGACTGGCGGTGCAACTTCTGCTGCTATTCGTCCCACTGCAATTCTAGCTTCTGCAAGTAGTCAATCGGTTGTGACTTCAACAGCAGCCGTATTTTCGGTAATTGCTTCGGCTTCAGTTGCTGGCGGATTTTTAACTACAGGTACTACGGTAGCTGGAGATGGTGGAGTTCTGTATGGTGCAGGTGATTTTACAGCAATTAGAACTGTGATTGATGGCGATGTAATTAATGTGAGTCTTACGCTTACTGCCTCTGCAAGCTAATGAACGATGTCAGAAGCTTTAACTGGATTCGGGTCTGGACCGTATAATACACTTAATTACGACAGGTCATGGGTTACTGCTAGAGTTACCTTAGGCGTTTCCATTGCCGATGACTATTCTGCTGATGCTTTCTTATCAGATACCCTAAGTTTAGGGACTGTTGTAGAGGCGATCAAACTTGCAGATGGTTTTATTTATGCTAGTTTAGGTTTAGGATTTGCAGTAGAGATTCCTGCTGCATCTATTGGTGGTAATTATGGTGTTGATCTAACTATCGGTGGGCTTGTATTAGAAGTTGATAAACTTGGAAAACATACATTTAATACAAGTTTAACTTTTGACGTATCTTTGGCTGACCAAGAAACTGCTCAACATCAAGTACATGATACTGTTACCTTAGGAGTTAGTGCTGCTGAAACATTTTTAGCTGATTCTGTTATTAATGCTCAGTTAAGTTTAGGGACAGGTTTTGTTTATAATAACACAGCTAGTTTCGAATTAAATAGCACAGTTACTTTGGCGACACTAATAACTGCAGAAGTAAGTAGCACTGGACGCTTTATAGATCAGTGGACTTCTGTACCAGATTCCTTCAAGACCAGAGAAATTTGGACCACAGTATCACTTGGGTTCGACTGAGGAGGGTGATAATATCTAGTTATGGCTTTAACTTATACAACACTTCAGGAACAAATAAAGAATACTGCCGAAGATGATTCGGAGGAGTTTTCTGATGCTATCCCTAGTTTTATTGATAGGGCAGAAACTCGTTTATCCAGAGAGCTTGATCATCCTGAGATGGCAGGGCATTTTCAAACTAGTCTAGCCTATGGAGACCCTTTTGTAACTAAGCCAGATAATACTTTAGCACCCTTAAATTTTTATGTGACTGATGCGGGAAGCCGTATAAAGCTTTTATTTAGAACTGAAGAATATATTGCGGATTATTGGCCGACAAGAACTTCTGTTGGCGTTCCTAAATATTATGCTAATTACGGGGGAGATCGTTGGATCGTTGCTCCCAGTCCCAGCAGTACCAATGCGGCAGAAGTAGCTATAGTAATACAGCCAGCGACACTTTCAGCCGCCAATGAAACTAATTTCTTTACGGACAAATGCTTTGATGCTCTATTCTACGCTTGTATGATAGAAGCCTATATGTTTCTAAAGAATTATACTGTTCTTGAGGTTTGGAATTTCAGGTATGGACAAGCCATGCAGGCTCTACAAAATGAAGGCAGACGTACAAGGCGTGATGATGAAGAGATGCCAGCAAGCAAAGCAGGTCAAAATACCCTTACGGGTGTAGGAGGAGGAGTATGAACGGCTTAAGATCAATACCCAGAAAACACCAGGGAGAACACTTAGCCTATATTTCTCCTCAGGAAGCGCAAATGCTCAGGCGACAAGGCGGTGGTGTAGCCCCTGATGGTGGTCAACTTCAAGGTCCAGGCGGTATCCCAAGCTTCCAGAATGGCCCAGGAGGGGGAAATCCACTTGACATGCAACAGATTCAAAAAAATCAAAGGTTATTTGAATCTGTGTTGGGAAATGACTATGATGATATAAGACATCTTAATCAATCCAGAGGTTATAATGTTCTTGGCGGCCTTGGAAATCCAAATTTTAGTGATGCTGTCTTTGAGGAAAGATTTCGTTTAGATGCCTCAAGACAAGATGAAGAAGCACCAACTGAAGAGCGAGATACTTCCGAACTTGAAGCAGAAATTGCGGCTCTGACGGCAGGTGCTCAACAAAGGGGTGCTGATCGAATGGCAGCTATGTACGCTAATCTTGGTTGGGGTACACCACCTCCCCAGTTTGGTAGTGCTACTGAAGGTGGAGATCAATTCTTTACCGAGCAAGTAACTGCAGATCAAGTGCCTGCCTATGCCAACATTCGTACCCATCCTGCAGTTTACCAAGCTCTTGGCGCGCCTCCAGGCACCACTGTACCAATACCTACTCAACGTAAAAATCTTCGACAAGTGGTTCAAGAGCGAGCAGGGGAAATAAGAGGTAATGCCAAAGGGGGAATGATAAATCGTTATGACTTGGGCGGTCTTGTAAATAATATGTTATTGCAAGCAGGCAGAACCAGAGACAATATTCCCACTAATGCGGTAAGCTAATGAGTTCATCATACACAACTATATTACGACTGGAAAAACAAGGGTCAGGTGAAAACGCCTCTACTTGGGGTGAAAAATTAAATGACTCAGTAATTGATTTAGTTGATTCGGCTGTTGGCGCAGTAACTTCAATTGACCTTTCTGGAGTTGGAACAGCCTTCACAGTATCTGCAGCAGACGGTGTTTCTGATCAAGCGCGTAGTGCTGTACTTTATTTTCATGGCTCTGTCTCAACTGCAGTATCTATAACGGTTCCCGCTGTTCAGAAAACCTACATCTTTGATAATCAGACATCAGGTGGTTTCGATTTAAAATTAAAACCTGCAGGCGGTACTGAAGGCACCATACCTAACGGTCAAACTACCCTAATTTATACTGATGGTACAAATGTTAAAAATCTTTTTGAAGACATAACTGGCGTAACTGGAGTCTCTGTAGGGACTTTGACAGCAGGTACAGTTAAAATTTCAACTTGTCTTAGCGCCACCAATATCGTAGGTGCCACTGCCTCATTTACCACTAAGGTGTCTGCTACTGCTTTAGAAGTTTCAGGCGTCACCTCTTTCACAGGGGATATACAAGGAACTACAGGAACTTTTTCTGGTGCAGTATCTTGTTCAACTATTTCGGGTGATGGCTCTGGCTTAACAGGCTTATCTGCAGTGCCCAATAATTATTTAACTGGAATGATCCTATCTAATGATTCCGATTCAGATCATGATATAAGTATCAAAGCAGGACTTGCAAAGAATTCTACAAATGCTAGTGATCTTGAATTAACTTCAGCCATAGTCAAACAGATTGATGCCACTTGGGCAGATGGTACGGGAGCTGGTGGTCTAGCAGGAGGTGTAAGCCTTTCAGCTAACACTTGGTATCACTTACATGCAATTGAAGTTACAGCAGGAACAGATGCTGGCTTCGATACTTCTCCAGTAGCAGCCAACCTAATTGCAAATAATGATGCTTCTGCTTACCGTAGAATCGGCTCTGTATACACTGACGACAGTAGCAATATAAGAGCTTTCCACCAACGGGGTGATAAGTTTTTATATGACACTCCTATCCTATCTTACACATCCGTAAATATTGCAGCGACTGCTAGAACTACAATCGCTTTGCAAACACCTGTTTCAGTATCTACTGAAGCTATATTTTCCCATTATTTATTTAGATACTTTACACAAGCTCTCTATACATATCGTCCTTTATCAATGACTGATGTTTCAGTTGTAGATATTACTGGTAACGAAACTGCACCTACGTCCGCTGCTATGGGAACTTTAGGAATGACTGGCGCTGGATATGTTGAATTTGGTGATAATGCCAGGTTAAGAGAATTTTTATGGGAAGCAACTTGTGAGACTGATCTTAAGGGTCAAATTGGGGTTCGTACTCAGGTGACTGGGGGTTCAGCAGACGGCGGTCCTTTGAATTCTTTCCAAACTACAGGCTGGTATGACAGCAGAGGCAAGGATGGCTGATGTCTACCGACAGCATCACTCAAAGGATAAGCTTTAACCCAACCATTAGTAGAGAAGCTACTCAGTATTCTGAGGAAGGCAACTGGTTCGATGGTGACAAGATACGGTTTCGTAAGGGTAAAGCGCAAAATATTAGAGGCTACCAAAGAAAACTAAGTTCAACTTTTGCAGGAAAAGGCCGCGACATAATTACCTTTCGAGGTCTTGAAGGTAAGAGATATATCTCGTGGGGAACTGAAAGTCTTTTACATCTTTACTATGGTGGTCAAGTATTTGACATCACACCAGTCTCAGCCTCTGTATCCTTGGTAGCAGGTGATGTAACTACTTCTACGGGCAGCTTCTATGTTCATATATCTGATACAGCACACGGTAGAGTTGTTGGTGACTATATAGCTTTTGTTAGTAGTAGCATCATGGCTGGTGTTACTCTCCAGGGAAATACCTACAGAATTACAAGCGTAGGGACAAATGATTTTGAAGTTTCCACTCAATCCAGTGCTTCAGGAAATGACGCCAATACAGCAACTAGCTTTGTCTATTATAATATAGCTAGCGGTACAAGCATTGGTACAGCAGGGTTTGGCTACGGTGCCAGCACCTTTAATACTGCAAGAGCTTCAGTCACAGTTGGAGGAGTAGTAACCCTAGGAGGTTGGAACGCCCCTGCCGCTGAATCTGGAATTACAATTGGCATACGTCAATGGTCTCTGGATGTTTTTGGAGAAAATCTTTTAGCTACTCCCAGAGGTGGACGTATGTACCAGTGGGTAGAAGATAATGGTCCTGAGAAAAGAGCAGTAGAAGTATCTACCACCACTACTGCTGGAGTAAGCACAGGTGTTCCCCTCGAAAATAACTTTGTTTTGGTTTCTCCTAGAGATCGTCATGTAATTACCTTAGGTTGTACTGATCTCACAGGAACCTTTGATCCTATGGTTCTTAGGTTTTCCGATCAAGCTAACATTGATGAATGGACCCCCACAGTATCAACTACAGCAGATCAAATTCGTCTTGGTGATGGCAGCAAACTTATAGGCGGCGTCAAAACTCGTGATGCAGTCATGGTTTTTTCAGACACAGCAGCCTATGCCATGCAATTTGTCGGTCCTCCTTTCACTTTTAATGTGGATTTAGTTGGTTCTAATTGCGGTCTTATAGCTCCCCACGCTGCAACCGCCGACAACGATTTGGTGTTTTGGATGGGCATCGACAACTTCTATATGTTTGACGGCTCAGTAAAAATACTTCCTTGTTCTGTTCGTAACTATGTATTTTCAGATATAAACTTCGATGAGTTAGATAAAGTTTATGCTGCAATAAATCAAGAGTTTCAAGAAATTGTGTGGCTTTATCCCACCTCGGATTCTTCAGAATGCAACCGTTATGTTTTGTTTGGCCGTGGTGATGGAACTCCTAACGAACCACCTTACTGGGCATATGGATCAGGAATATTTTCTACTTGGGCAGACAGAAATATATTTGAATCTATTCATGTTACAGGAACTTCAGTTTCCTTAGGTGATCAATTTCTCATAGAGAATGAGCCTAAAGGAGTTTATACAGCAGATGCTCAAGCTATGCACTCCTTTATAGAGAGCACCTATTTTGATATTCCCTTTGGTCCTGCAGGCCCCAATAATCCTGAAGGTGATTTCATCATCTATATGGATCGCATTATTCCTGATTTTGATTTTGAGGGAACTAATGCACAAACCAGTATACGGCTTACAACCAAGAGATTTCCTCAAAGTGAAGCCTCTGTAACTAAAGGCCCCTATACAGTAAGAGCCTCTACCGAAAAGATATCTTTGCGAGTTAGAGGAAGACAGGCTAAAATAAGAGTTGACGCAAGTATTGCAGGAACAAGCTGGAGATTAGCTGACTTTAGAGTAGATGTTCAAGCGGATGGTAAGCGATGATTTTTCCCCGTTTAACCTTAGCTTCGGAAAACAACATCTTTCGATGGGCAGCGCAGCTAGTCAATGTGCTGGAAAGAAATCGGGACGAAATATTCTCTTCCTTCACAAGACAAGACTCAGGCGGAACCATAAGACTTAATGGGCGAGTGCAAGTCAATCAGGATGTTACGGACCCCGATGTTAGTACAGATGATAGAGTAGGCGAAATAAGATATAATGCGGCGACAAGTAAATTTCAAGGTTTCAATGGTTCTGGTTGGCAGGACTTTCACTGATGTCTGAATTTTATATTGAAGGAGGACCATTAAAAGCATCTGCTGATTTAGATGTAAACCCCCAAAAAATATTTAATACTTTGGCAGACAAACTAGATTCGGAAAGAGTGTATCAAACAATTGATTTTTTTAAACAACATGAAAATGAAGTAGGGGTAGGGGCTGGTATACTTGGTCTACTTAGTGGTAAAAATATAGACTTACCTCCTGTAGAAAGAGGAGATCACACCTTTGGAATAAGAGATATAAACCTAGATATCTTAAAAGATTATCCAGAATTATTTTATACATATGGTACTGAAGAAGGTCCATTTAATTTAGAAGCTACTGTAGGTGGGGATGAAAGAGATAAGTATATGACAGTTGGTGGTAAATTTACTTTTGCAGAGGGAGGGCTTGCTACCCTCATGGCTTACTAATGCCTTTTCCCTTAATTCCTGTACTCATAGGTGCTGGCATAGGTGCAATGGCTGGCGGTATGTCTGGTGAAGACGGCTGGGATTGGAAACGAGCTTTCGGTGGTGCTTTGCTTGGCGGTGCTACAGGTGGTGTAGGCGCTGGCGCTATGGCCCCTGCCGCTGCTATGTCTGCTGGCCCACTTGCAGCCAGTACAGCAGGAGCTTCTAGCTTAGGGGCTGGCGCAGCTACTGGTCTAGGTGCTTCTAATGTTGCAGGTATTGGTGCGGCTCTTGGTCCTGCGGGTCTTGGTGGGACAGGGGCTGGTGCTTTAGGTGCTGGTACCGCTAGTACTGCAATACCTGCAAGTGCATCTGGACTTAGTTATGGAATGTCTCCTGGCGCTATGGGTGGTAAATTAACAGCAGCATCTCAGACAGGTGGAATAGGAGGGACTGTTCCAGTTTCTTATGGTAAATATGGGCCTACGACAAAAGCAGGTTTTGCTCAAAACGAAGCCCTGATGCAACAAGCGAAAGGAGCAGGATTTGATTACGGTAAGCTAGGGGATACCATCCAGAGCTTTGGCGGGGATTCACAAGAAGAACAAATACCAGATAGTTTTCCTGACCCCGCTGCTTTGCAAGTCGGTCAAGGGGGTGGAAGTGATTCGGTTACAACCGATTTGGAAAGAGAAAGACAAGCAATACAAGCTAGTATTCCTAGTTCAGGTGCGACAGGTTTGAGTGGTGTAGAACGAGCAGCCAGGGGCGGTATAGCCACCAAATTTGGTATGATGAAAACTCCTTCAGGTTCCCTTACAGGAGGAGAAATAGTTGGACCTGGGACAGGAACTAGTGATACTATTCGTTCCGCAATTTATCCTGATTTGGCTAGTAAACTTGGTGCTAGCAGTATGCAAGCTCTTCAAGGTGGAGGACACCAAGTACAAAAAGCAGCCTTATCAGATGGTGAATTTGTTTTAACTGCAAAAGCTGTTGAAGGACTTGGTAAAAATGCAAATGCCCCGCCAGGACAAGAACGTGAATATGGTAGTAAACTTTTGGATCAGGCAATGAACCAATGGCAGAGGATATAACAGAAGCAACTTTAAATGACATATACCCACAGTACAAATTATTAAGAGAGGCTAAAAAAGGATTTGCTTACCCAACCAAAGAACACAACGCAGAAAAAGCTATAGATCAACTTAGTGTTTGTGCTTCTCAGCAGCTTAATTTTATAGCTAAAAAAGACGGGCCGATAGTGGGGTGCATGGTTTTATGTTATGATCAACTGTGGTTTTCGGATGAAACCTTTTTAGTAGATTTAGCCTATTATGTTGATGATAAATATAGAAAAAGTTCTTTGGGAGTAAGGCTATTAAATACAGCTAAAAAAAGGGCGCGGGAATTAGGATTACCCCTACATATGAGTGTAACATATGGCACTGATGTAGAGCGAAAAGAAAAATTCTTTATACGCCAAGGTTTCGAAAAAATAGGCGGTAATTATTTATTGAGGTAAAGAATGGGAAAGAGTAGTGGAGGTGGTGGAGGTGCCACTGGGTCACAAACAATCATACAAGATATAGCGGAGCCATTTAAAGGTTTTGCTACAAGGTCTTTACAAAGAGCAGAGGATTTACAAGGTCTTCCGAGCATTCCATTCACAGGAATAGCTACGGCACCTCCTTCTCCCGATGAACTTGTAGCAGCCCAAGCTTTACGCAATCGTTTTATGGAAGCGCAACCCCTCACTGAGGACGCTATAGCTCTTCAGGCTACTGCTGCTGACCCTATCACTGCCGCCTCAATACAAGCTCGACAAAATCCCTTTGAAGCACAAATAGCACAAGAAGCCTACCGTCGCCTGGATGAACGCACTCAACGTGATCTACAAAATCAAAGAGCGCGTGAAGCAGGTGCTGGAGGTACAGACCGTGGAAGAGGCGCTATAGAAGACCACCTCATACGACAAGCGCAACAAGATCAAGAACGTCAAATAGGTCTTGAAGCAGGTCAACGAGCTTTTACAAATGCTTCTAGTTTAGCTCTAGCTGACAGACAAGCAAGGGCTGACACAGCGGCGGGAATAAATGCACGACTAGCGGAAAGACAATCGTTGGGGCGGCGTGACATAGATGATCTTCTCAGGGTAGGAGCACAATTCCGAGAGAAATTTGTGCAGCCTGAACTAAATCTTGAACGACAACAGTTCGGTGAATTTCGTGGTCCCGCTTCAGTACAAAATCCGTTTGGTTTTGAACAATTCTTTTCGGGTATTCAATCAGTGGCACCTATGCCAACAACCACAACCACTCAAAATTTTGCACAAACCCCATCAGGTTTATCTCAAGCTGTTCCAGCTATAGGCGGGGCAATTTCAGCGGGAAATCAACTTGGATTTTTTAATGAGGGCGGCATCGCCAATTTTCATCAAGGCGGTCTAGCAGAACATCAAAGAGCAGACCACTCACATCCAGAACATGACCCAGGAGTAGTCGATCAAGTTATACGGGTATTGCAAGAACAAGGACATCTTGTTAAAGGCCCTGAGGGTCGTATGGAATTTGGCATCAGGATGTTAAATGATCCCAGTTTCAAGCCACTATATGAGCAAGCGATGGCAGGTGTTGTCGAAAGTTCAGGATATCTCCCACCAATGCTTGATACAGAAACAGTGGTAGAAGAAGCTAGAGTAGAACCAAGACCACAATCTCGTGAAACAGGTCGTTCAGATTTTGACGCTATGGTTGATACTCATGGTCAATTAGCAAAAGGTTTTACTGATGAACGACAAAGAGTAGGTGGCATCGAAGCGGCGGCTCTTGCAAGGGCTGAAGAAGAAATGAGACATAGAGCTATAAGTCCACAAACTTTAAGGGAAGCTGGTCAAAGACGTTTTGATGAAGCTCGTATGGATCGACAAGATTGGCTGGGAGGAGAAAGAGAACGAAGAAAAACTCTTAGTGACCCACAAGCTTCTCAGTGGAGCGAAAGCATGGGCATTGAAGAAGAAGAAGAAGAACCAAACTTTATTCCTGAAGACCAAAAAGCACGACTTGAAGCAGAGGAGAATTTAAAATTTCATCATGACGTAGAAACTTTCAGAAATACTCAACCTGATCAAGCTCGTATAAGAAATAAATTTACAGCACCTTATATGGCTCAATCGTTGGCAAATTTAGGTGAAGGAGAAGAGTTTACAGAATCAACTTCTGAGCCAGATATGGATGAAGGCTCTGATGTAGGTATGGCTCCTTATGTAGAAGAAGAAGCCCCTGCAGAATATTGGGCTGAATCAATGGGAGGTTTACCTGACCGTATGGCAGAAGCGGTAGAAGGTCGCGCAGTTTCTCCTGAAGCTCCTGAACCTGAAAGAAAATATACTGACTCAGAAATTACGGCGATGATGGAATTTTCCATGACGGGCAGAGGTCGTGAAAGATTGCCAAAAGAAATGTTCGGCTTAGATACCCTGGAAGTTCACGATGCTCTTAAACCTATAAGAGAGAGGGCGCGTAAGGCTTCTGCACCCAGGAGAGCACAAGAACGTAGAGACAGAATTGCAAACCGTAGAGGCTTCCGTCGTAATAGTGGTGGTATTAGAGATTCTGATACACCGTCTTATGACATTACTTTTGATGATATAAAAGAAATTTTTAATTTTAAAGATGGTGGTCTTACTTCTTTGAATCAAGGTGGGATCGCTAGGTTTGATGAAGGTAAAACTGTAAGACAAGACGTAAGAGAAATGGAAAGACAACAAGAAGTTATAGATGAAATGGAAAAAGCATTACAAAGATACAATCCTCGCCAACAGCGGGCTTGGTGGAAAGGATTTAAAGAAGAGAAAGATGTTGCTCTAGGTCGGATTCCTGATTATCCTGCAATAGCTATGGGCGATGAAGAAATAATTGAAATAGCTAATATTAAAAAAGCCAAAGAAACAAAGCCAAAGGTTAAAGATACAGCCAAAGCCAAAGCTGAAGCTGAAGCTAAAGCCAAAGCTGACGAACCTAAGAAAGAACCCAGAAAAAATCAGATTGAATTAATGATGGAAGATTACAGGGAATCTTTAAACGCACCAACTAAGAAAGGATATCCTGATCGAATTCCTCTTAGTGATAAGCAAAGAAAAGGTGCGGCGATTCAGGCTTTCGCAAATGCTCTTATGGCTGTCAAGTCCGATAAATTTGGTGGCACAGACTTCTCAGGGATGGGGGCTGCTGCTGCTCAATCCGCACAAAAAACTTTAGCTGGTTATGAGGCGGCAAGAAAAGAAGAGATTGCCAGACGAACTGCTCAACGAGCCGCGATGTTGGAAGGCGCAGAGAAATTTTCAAAAATCTATAAGAACATGGGCGAAACAGAAAAAGCTATGGCCGATGCTGCTGTTGCTCAAGCAAAAGCCGACTACCCAGGATTGGAAATTATTAAGGCAGTTGCTCCCGCATTAGCAATTCAGCTAGCGCAGGGATTCATTACCCAAGCAAGATATGATGCGGCATTACAAGGAGCCGTTGAATCCTTCCTACGGCAGCAAGGAGGTAATACTGGGTTAAACAGAGATGAATTAGACACATCCTATGCTGAAACAGCATCAGAAACACAGCCTGGATGAGCGAGCAATTACCTCCATCAGAATTCCTTGCTGGAATAAGAGAAAAAAAGCCTGACCTACTCGGAAATTTTACTGATCCTCAAACCGCCGAGTTCCTTTGGCAACGCAATGTTGTAAGTAAAGGAGAAGAGGAACGCTATGACAAAGACCTTTATTTCCAAGCTCTTGGAACCTACCGCAATGACATAGACTTTTGGGATAGCGTAGGCAGAGGTGCATCACGAGGTTGGTATGCAGTTTCGGATGCTCTTGACCTAGCTGATCAAGCAATTAAGGATGCAACAGGTGGCTTCCTCGATCCAATAATGTTTACTGATGAAGAGTATGCTGAAAGAAGAGCAGCCAGAGATTTAGGCCGAAAAAAGAATCCTTATTCATACGAAGACCTCAATAAACTTATGGCTATTACAGCCGATGATTCCAGCTTTGATGATTGGATGTCAAACATCTGGGATATCTCTCTTGTGGGAGGTCTTCTTTCAGAGAGTGTTGTTCAGTTTGCACCAGCCCTAGCAGCCACAGCAGCCATAGGTATGACAGGAGGTGCAGCCGCGCCCGTTCTTGCACCCCTAGCTACATTCCTTATCCAGAGCGGAATAGTAGGAAGTAGTGCTTTCCATGAGTATCTCAAAGAAGAAGAAGGTGTTGTAACAAAAGAAGATTACCTCAAAGCTTTCAGTGATCCAGATGTTATGAACAGGGCTGTCGAACATGGAGCCAAGTATGGTGTACCTGTAGCTGCCCTGGACGCTTTCAGTCTGGGTATCGCAGGCAAGCTGCCTCAAATAGGTATGGCTGCCCGACGAGCCGCTGGCATGGCAACCAAGACAGACAACATTGCTGCCATAGGTAAGGCCGCTACGAATGCTGCTAGAGGCCGAAAACAAGCACAGAAATTTGCTCAACGGTGGTTGCCAGAAGTAGTTGCCCAAGGAGGTCTTGGTGCTTCAGGTGAAATTCTGGGTAGCCTGTGGGCCACAGGAAAAGTAAATCAGGGTGAAGCTTTCCTTGAAGCTATCCTTGAACCTATGTCCTTACCCCTTGAGTTAGCAGTTAAGTCACCCAAGCTCACTGAAAAGTATTGGACTGCCAGAACGAGAAAAAAGATTCTCAATCTATCTGAAGAAGAAGTTAAAAGGCAGGCAAGAAGAAGAGGCATAAACACTGAAGGGAAATCTGGTGATGAAATAAGGGCATCCCTGATGTCTATCTTGAAAGAGTCTCAAGATTACAAAGATCGCAACACAAAGCAAGACCAAAGCAATAAAGAAGAATACCTAGAAGAGGTTGATTTTGATGTACATGAAGCTGTATTTCCTCGCATCCCTATGGAACAAAAACAAATAGACAGTTGGATCAGAAGGGATCAGAAAGCTACAGATAAACAGGCAAAAGAAATAAAATTACCGCCTGTAAAAAACCGTACCTTAAATGCTGCCTTACTAGCCCCAGGTCAAGCCAAAACTCTAGTAGATTTAGGCTACATAAAAGAGCTAAAAGAAAAAGGTAAATACGTTATAACCCGCAAAGGCTTGAGGGCGATGAAATCTGAGTTACCTACCACAGGTGGGGCAGGAGAAACAGGAGAGCCTGTAGCCGAAGGGGAGAAACTTCGACAAGCCGCTGCCGCCGCGCCCAAGGTAGCTGCCGTGGTGCCGAAGGAAACTGAGACAGATGAAACAGTAGAAGAGACAACAACTGAGACCGTAGAAACACCTGAAGGTGCTGCAGTCGAGGGTATAGATACAACTGAAGAGATTGTTGAAGACGAGGCACCCCAGGGTCAAGCGCCCACAACGGAAACACTCGATTTTTACGGGTGGAGAAGGTTCCTGAAAAATCGCACTAGCGCCCTGGAACTAGCTATTGAGACAAGTACTGCAGAAAATATGGAAAAAGATTTAACGTCTGAGATAGCTAAAGGTATGACGCTGATTGATGAGAATACCCCAGCAGCCGCAAAAGTGAAGGTTCAAAGACAATTTCTTAATACTATCCTTACTAGACTACAGACTACAAAGGCAGGCAAACCCCGAAAGAGAAAGACTGCTGCGCGGCAAAAGGCGATAGATATTGTTACTAGACAAATAAAGGGTGCCGAAAAAATAATGGAGTCTGACCGCGCTCGCGTTGTGGTTGAGGATGGCAAGCAGAATGCAACCACAAAAGTATTGGATGCGAAAGAGCAAGCGAAAAAGGTAAAGAAAAAATCGAAAGCGCGGACCAAGAAAAAGACTAAGGAAAAACCTAAAGCCATACCTGTGGCAGCACCACCAACTCAAGAACAGGATGCGCCTATTGACTTAGAGGTTGAAGAGGGTTTTGAGGATGCCCTGCAAATAAACGAAGACGATGACATACAAGCTTTGATTGATGCTATGGAGTTAGATGAAGAACAGATAGATATTCTCGTAGCTGAACAGGTGTTGCCCCAAGAGGTATATGAGCGTGTGTACAATGAGGCGGAAGAGCGTGGGCAAGATGGTGAGGCTGCCGTTGTTCAATACACAAAATATAAAATCAGAACCACAAAAAATAAATTTGAGCGCGGACCAACCTTTGATCTTAATTTTAAAGTTGTAGAATCTCAGTATGATCGCTCCAAAGAAATTGAGCAGCAAAATCTAAATCAGAATTTTATAGCTGGGGGTTTGGATTGGTTGAAAAGTTTGATTCCAAATGGGTTACTTCGCCAAGGCCAAAGAGGTCCAGGTGCTAAAGGCATGTTGGGTAACCAGGGCCAAGTTAAAGATGGAGAGGAGGCAACAGCACGTTTAAATGTTTCTACTTACCAAGGAGTAAGCAACTATAAAAACCCAGAGAAACCTTTACGGTCAACAGAAGTGGAGCATAAATTTTGGGCGGATTTAATAAACGATAGAAATGCTTATCGAGAATTCTTAGAGCTAGTTCCTTCATTTAGATATGATCCGCTAGATAGAATTGTTTCTATTTCTCTTGAAGATATAACTAATTTAGATAGGTGGTTGGATGATCAAGCCGTATTGGATGGAGCCAGTTCAATACCTCCCCGTCTGCGAAACCAAGGAACCAAAAGCAGTTTAAAATATTTTAAATCTCTCCATAGTAATGTTCCTCGATTTGATAGAAACTCTAAACCCATAGGTGTCATCACAGTTAAAACCCAAAAAGGGTCAGGACCATTTGTAAATGCTTTCCATGACAGTCATGTAGTTCTTGAAAATGTTACTTTTGAGGTTAATCAATCACAAGCACAGGTGACAGCTAAAGAAGGCGGCGCTAAAAATGTTCACGCTGAAGTCAAAGGAACGTATCGTCCAAACATAGAAGCCTTTACTACAGACCTTGACGCAGATGGTAATCTACAAGGTGACGTTGTACCTGTAGGATATAACCCTAAAATCGCCACCTTATTTATCGATTTGCGAAATGGACGGCCATTAAAATCAGCCCCTCTTGTTACAGTTGTGGGTGATAGAGCCTACGCAAAAGGTATAACAGAGGAGAACTATTTAACTAGGGAAGAACTACCAAATAACTTTACCCCGAATAAGCTTGCTGATCTTGGTATTGTATTAACAACTCCTGAGGCGATGCAAGCAAGTGAGATAGCGAATGATATCGAGAGGGAAAATACTCTTGATAATACTAAGGGTACCTTGCCACCTGAAAACCAGCGTGAATTAATTCAGTGGATACAAGAACGTGTAGGTCCAAATATTGCTGTAGCCTTTGAGCGGGTTAAGCGCATGACCGAAACTGTTAAAGCGTTTAAAAATCTGCCTTCCAATATTGAGGTGCAAGGGTACGCTAATCCTATAGACAAAATTATTGTGCTTGCCCTTGATAGAGAGTACTCCAAGGAAACTGCAGGTGAAGAAGCTTTTCATATAGCTGCCCGTTTACTTTATACCGAAGAGGAATTGGCAGTACTTTCGGGCTATGATTGGGTAGATATTGCTAACGCCAACGGCATAGATGTTTCTCAATATTCTGAGGACATGCAAGAGTGGGAAGCTTTAGCTAAGGTGGCAGCTAAATTTTTAACTGGTGAAAAGGTTGTTAATATTGGCCCCAATAACAACACCCTACTGGGACGACTTAAAACATTTTTGAATCAGCTTGCAGATTATGTGCGCGGCAGAGGATGGAAGAAACATTTCCCTTCACCACAGGATATGTTTATTTCTTTTAATGCTGGAGAGCTGGTTGATCGTGGGCATAACCCTTATCCCTTGGGGCCACAATCAGAAAAATTTGACTTGATGGCAGAGAAGGTGCTTGATGATTCCATAAATAATTATGAGGAAAAACAGGCTGAAGTTGATAAGAGTATTCCTGGTGCCAAGGATAGAGGTCTTTTAACTCCTGTCGCTCAAGCGTGGGCTTATTTCCAAGAAGCTTTTAATCATCCTAATTTTTATGCTGCCAAGAATTTCCTTTTCAGGCCCATATATAAAATTATGGAAGAGATGCGGGAATACCAAGACACTCTACTTATGGAAGGGTTAGAGGCTTTAAGGGGTTATGCTCTGTCCACCAAGGCCACGCAAAAAGAGACAGATCAATTTGTATCTCTTATGGATTTTTTAACTACCAGGAATAACTGGATTCCAGAAGTAACGACGAATGAAGATGGTAGTATGACTTTTACTATGCCTACCCTAGATCAAGTCAAGGGTCAGGACATAGAACAAAAACTTAAGGTCTTGTATCCTGAGGGTATAAATGGTGTTGAGGTAAAGTTATCTCAAGTTTTGGATTCAGGTGATATAATCCCAAGGCAATACACCTTAAGTGGGCAGATAGATAAGAATGGTATATCTCCTGCACAGGCTTTCACATCTTATTACCAAGGGGCTGAATACCAGAAAAATTTATTAATACAGGCTATTATGTATAAGCTTGCTAATATGCCTAAAGACGCTACCATTGAGGATTTACAAAATCGTATTAGGTATTTAACGGCTACAGTAGCTGAGAGTTACCAGGAGGAAACTAAAGAAGGCGAGCCTGTGGTTCCTGAGGGTACACCAGAACTTATCTTGGAAAGAGATTTGGCTGAGAAAGCTCTTGAATATATTGAAGACCTTAATTCTAAGCCGTATTGGATTCCAAGAGTTCGTCAAGGAGACCGCTCAATAGTAGTGAAGACCATAAAGGATGGTAAACCTAAGACTGTTCAGCATTTTGAGGTGTATGATATCAAGAGGTTTGAGTCTCGCAAAGCTTTCGATAAGATGATCGCTAAAAGAAAAGCAGAACTGAAGGAACAATTTCCACAGCATAATGTAGAAGATCAAGAGTTTAGTGTTTCAGGTTTAATTGATAAGGCTACTAGTTCTGGTGAAAGCTTTACTGTGATTTCAGGTATGTCTTTGATTGAAGCTTTGTTAGCTGAATTAAGTCATCCAGAATCAGACAACTCAAAAATTGACAAGGTTATAGCCTTAATAAAAAGTCAGACTGAAGGTGAAAAACTATCAGGTGTTGGAGATGTTAGACAGGCACAAAATATAACTGGGCATTGGAGACCTGATCTTGACGGCTATGTAAATGCGGCTACCAACAGTAATCTACATACGATGACATACCAGTTAGCTAAAGTTATTTACAAGCCTATGATAGATAAAGAACATGCTGGGATGTTAGAGTTGCAGGAGCAAGCTACCCTTGACGAACAACCTGTTCGGGCTGCTGCTATTGGAAGAACACACAGGTACACTAAAAAGTATTTAGACTTTGTAAACAATCCTAAAACTCAAGGGGCTGTAATAAGAAACATAGTATTCCACACAGCCCTTGGTGGTAGAGTTTCTAGTGCTACCCTAAATTTGATGCAGTTGCCACAAGCTCTGCTGCCTTTCCTCTATTCAGTGAATCCAGATAAGTTTCTTCTTGATAGCCCCTATGCCGTAGCAAAGAATACTGCCATCATGGGTAAAGCTTTTAAAGATGCTATGAGACTGTCTGTTAAAGGCGGGTGGGGAAAACTTCAGACAGCCTACAGCATGGAGTTAGAAGGTGATGCGCCCTCTTACTTGGATGCAGATGAGTGGCAGATGCTGCGTGTCTTATTTGGCCGTGGTATCTTGAGTCCTGTAAACCTTGAAGACCTTACAGATAAAGTTAAATACCAATCTCTAGTTAGGGATGGAACTAAGGTTGGCTTAGGTTTAAAAGGTTTAGATAATGTTGCTGACCTTTCTTCTTGGATGTTTGGTTCAACAGAATTTTTGAATAGAGCTACCACCGCCTTGGCCATGTATCGTATCGCCAAGGAAAACCAGACAGTTCTAAACAGGATGGATAAGATAAGAAATGGGAGTCACTTTCGAGATTCCCATGTGGGTAGTATGAATTTAACTGATGACCCAGAAGGCTGGGCTAATGCTGCTCATATAGCTGTAGCTGAAACCCAATTCATGATGGGCAAATTTAATAGGCCGCAACTCTTCTATGCAGGTGGACCCCTGGGGCCAATTATCTCACAGTTTATGTCTTTCCCTTTCCAGTATCTGGAGATGATGATTAAAAATATTAGGCGTATGGCTACACCAGGGGAAAGAGCTATAGGTGCCAGAATGCTAGGCTTAATGTTGGTTGCTATGGTGGGTATGGCTGGCATGTTTGGCATACCTTTCATGGAAAACTTACGGCGGTTTATTAGTTCCATTAGCGATACAGACCTGGAACGCGAAGCAAGAATTGCCTTCTACCCTGTATTGGGAAAGTCTTTAACTAATGTGTTAGTTGGCGGTAGCATATTCGAGTACCTGGGAATAGAAGCTAAGAATCGTGTTGGCGTAGGTACTATGGTTGATTCAGGTATATTCAGAGGAGACATAGGTTTTCTTTTCGGTCCCTTGGGAGGTGTTATTGAAACTGCCTGGAATGATGTGGGTGATGGCATAGACGAAGGCAACATAGGAAAGATTGCCAAGGGGTTAATACCTTTCGGTTTTGTTAGAGATGTAATAGTTGTTAATAATGCTTTTGAGGAAGGTTACACCACACGTTCAGGCACCACCCTTATAGCTCCCCAAGACATCTTACCTACAGATTTCTTTATTACTTTCCTGGGATTTAATCCTGCTAACAGAGCTTTGGAAAGAGATAAGCAAGCGTACTCTAGGATGTTGAGAACTGTGGGTCAAAGAAGAAGAAATATTGTGCTGAAGCGTATGACTAGGCTGCAACGCAAAGCAATGGATACTTATGATCAGGATGAGAAAGAAGAATATATGGCTGAGTTCAGGGATGAGTTGCGTACTTGGAATAGAAAGGCTGCCCAAAAAGGTTGGCCCCCTATCACTTCTCAACTTATAACTAATAGGCTTCTTGGCAATCTGAATCCAGGTCATATGCTTTTGAAAAGAGCCAGCAAAATTAACAAGCGAGAGCTAAGAGATCAGCTAGATTTATTGGATTTATTGAAACCTGCAGCATAAATAATTAGTTGACACCTAGGGAATACATAGGTATTTTAAACTTATTTAAGTAATTCTTTAGGAGCAACGGGTGAAGAAGTTATTGGTTTGTGTGGGCTATGACTCTCGGGAGGACATAGCTTACCAAGTGTGTCGTCATTCCATCTATAGGCGAAGCACTCTTCCCATAGAGATATACCCACTTAAACACAAAGAACTTAGGGACCGTGGAATTTTCTGGCGTCCTTGGCTAACTGCTGGTTCAGGGCAGACTGTCGATTGCATAGATGGCAGACCTTTCTCTACTGCATTTTCGCACACTCGTTTCCTGACGCCTCACATAGCCAAAGAGAAGGGATACCCCTGGGCTTTGTTTGTTGATTGCGATTTTCTTTTTCAAGAGGATGTCGCTAACTTATTTAATCTTGTTGATGATAACTACTCTGTGATGTGCAGGAAGTTTCAGTACCACATAGCTCATAAGGTAAAGATGGATGGTATGCGGCAATCAAGCTACGACAAAAAGCTGTGGTCTAGTCTTTGCTTGTGGAATACTGATAAGCATTTTCCTACAGTGGAGCAAGTTAATTCTAGGGATGGCGCATGGTTGCATCAATACCAATGGTTGTCTGAAGATCAAATTGGTGAGGTTCCTGAAGGATGGAACTGGATATCAGGGACTGATGAGGTTCCTAAAGCAATACACTATACCGAAGGTGGTCCTTGGTTTCCTCAGTATGAGGGTTGTGAGTATGGGCATCTTTGGAAGAGTGAACTAAATCACATGGAGAATAGTAAATGATTTTAGTTACCAGCTTTCACGCCAAGTCGTGGGACACCTATGCAAAAAGGTTTATGGAAAGCTTCCAAAAACTATGGCCTAAAAGCGTGAAGTTGTATGCGTTTTATCATGACGGCGATATCCCTAGGGACGCACCTTCAGGTAGTAATATCTCGTATAGAAAACTTAATCACCCAGAGATGCTTAACTTTAAAGAAAGATTTAAAGATAAGAATGGTGGCTCTCCCTACAATTATAGGCTTGATGCTATTAAGTTTTGTCATAAGGTATTTGCCTTGACCGAGATGGCGGAAGAACTAAGAACCAATAAGTCTAAACAACAATGGCTTATGTGGTTGGATGCTGACACAGTAACCAAAAAGAAACTCCCTCTTAAGGAGATAAAGAGTTGGCTTCAGGAGGACTGCGATATAGTTTACCTAGGACGTACAGCCATAGATTATTGTGAGTCTAGCTTTCTAGGTTTTAATATGTCTAATGTGCCAGCGCATGTTTTCCTTGAGGATTTCAGGGGCTTGTATCTTTCGGGCGAATTGTTTGGTTATCGTGAATGGCATGACGGCTTTGCTTTTGAACGCCTCCTGAGGATGCATAGAGTACATGGCCTTAGAGCACATGACTTAACACCTGACTGCAAAGACCTTGAAGCTTTTAACACTAGTCCTCTAGCAAAATATCTATATCATTTTAAGGGACCGACTAAGGAAAGCCATGCTCCAGTAAGATATAATCATTTGGTTGAGATGGTTGGTTTTTATAAGCCTCAAACGCTACTTGAGACAGGCACATGGAATGGTGATAGGGCTGTGCAACTTTGTTTGGCAGCGTTGCAGGCTAATACAGGGGATATACGCTATGTGGGTTATGATCTTTTCGAAGATGGTAACAAGGAACTTGATCAGCTAGAATTTAATGCCAAGCCCAATACAGCTATGGAGAAGGTTGCCAAAAAGCTTGACCGCCTTAAGGAGTTACACCCAAGGTTTGATTACTCTTTGCACAAGGGTGACACACGGGAAATAATGAAGCACCACAGGGTAGACTTTGCTTATCTCGATGGTGGTCATTCCATAGATACGGCAGCTAATGACTTCAAGAATGTTAAGGGGTCTAAGGTTGTGGTGATGGATGATTACTTCGTTAAGGATGAGGCTGGGCAAATTCCCCCTGATAAGTGGCAGGGTACCAACAAGGTTTATGATACATATGAAGGAAGAAAGTTTCTTATTAATTCTCCTGACCCCGTAAATGTGGGAGGTAAAATTTCGCTGGCTGTCTTTATTGAAGAGGGAGAAGACCCACCTAATATGGATAGGACAGCAGTGCCTATCGTTGTTAATCCAGTAGATTGTGTAGAAAAAGATTTTCTTTACGATAATATTAAAGAGAACCTGAACATCATACCTAATTATATTTCTCATAAATTTGAGTTTCATGAGAAGAAATTAATTATAGTGTCAGGCGGCCCCAGCATTAAAAATAATTTTAATGATATTCGAAGGGATCAGATAGCTGGTGCTGATGTTATGTGCGTGAAACATTCTTATCCCATGTTATTGGGGGCTGGTATAAACCCTTGGGGATGCATTATACTTGATCCACGATCTTTAGACGGCGAAAGCACACATGGAATTTTAAGACGTTCACTGTTTAAAACTAAGTCAGACACCGTATTCTTTGTAGCCTCGATGACTAATCCTGAAGTTACTCAGTTTCTTTTGGATAGGGGGGATACTATTGTAGGTTGGCATGCATTTTCTCAAGCCAGCAGCAAGTTGCCAGAACTAAAAAATAAGATGTTGGTAACTGGAGGAACTTGTGCGGCTATGAGGGCAGTAGGCTTAGGTCATACCCTGGGATACAGGAGTTTTGACTTATATGGTTTCGATTCTTGTATTGAAGAACCGTCTGTCGAAGAAAAAGAATTATTGGACGAGGATACAGACAAGCCTAAATATATTGAAGTAGGTATAGGCGGTAGAAAGTTTTGGACTACAGGAGAATTGTTGGCACAAGCGCAAGATTTTGAGAGACTTGTTGGGCGAGGTGATGTAGATATGAAATTAAATGTTTTTGGTGGGGGTATGGTCCCAGCGTTGTGGGAAAATATGCAGGCTCAAAGGGAGCTACCGCCAAATTTTTTTAGCTTCTTGGAAACTTGTAAAGAGAGTTAGAATGGCTGATATCATATCGATAAACAAAGTTGCGATACAAAATAAAAAAGATTCTATAGATCAAATAAATGATTTTAAAATGAGGGGTTTAGAGGAAGTTACTAAGCATATCAAAGACGAAAATACTAAGGGATATATGATGTTTGTTTTCGATGAACAAGGAAACTCTATGGTTACAGCGGCAGGACAAATTGATCCAGCCGATTGCTGTTTGGCCCTTGAGCGTGTAAAATACCAGATCATTACTGATGAAGGAGATAAATAATGTCTGATCCAGTTACTACAGCAGTTGAGTCCGTATCGTGGTGGACTCAGATTTGGGATGCCAGAGACCAGATTCTTGGTGGTGTCTTAGCCGCCGTCGCAGCCGCAGCAACAGTAGTTGGCGGGACTAAAACACCTGCCCCAGGCTCTTGGCTAGCGAAAATTTATAAGGTGGTTGAGTGGGCTTCTCTTACTTTCGGCAAAGCCAAAGACACAGGCGAGCGGGAAAAATATGTAGAGGAAAAAGTAGAAGAGCCTAAATAATTATGGGTATCTTAAGCATTGTAGTTAAAATTTTTGGGGTGGTTGCTAAATTAGCACCACTCCTATTTGCCTATGGTGCTGGGAAAAGGGGTGCTCAAAAGAAACAACTTGAGTTATCCTTAAAGCAGGTAAAGGAAAGCAATGAAGTATCTCAGTCTGTCAAGCGTCTTAGTATTGGGACTGTTCTTAGCAAGTTGCGGAATAATTGGAAGCGGGGATGAATGTGGATGGGCTAGACCTATACTTGTTGGGGATGAGGATGTGCTGAGTGAAGAGACAGCGCGTGACATACTTGTACACAATGAAGTGTGGGAAAGACTTTGTGAATAAAGGAGATTATAATGCGTAAGTTGTTGGCCGCTTTCTCGATAATATTTTTCTTATCAGGTGCGGCATATGCTGATAATTATTCAGAGGCTATGCCAGTCAAGCAACACCTGGAGATGTTATATCCAACTGTGTTGGTGGCTGTCGGTGGCGGTAGTGGTTCAGGAACTGTTATCTTTTCTGAAAGGCGTCAAGGAGAATATACCTCTTTGGTTCTTACCAATTGGCACGTTATTCAGAGCGCTGTTCAAGTGTCTAAAGAGTGGGATTCTCAAAAGAAAGAAAACATAGAGAAGGAAACCAGACGCCCAGTCAAGATAGAAATTTTTGAGTACAACAATTATAGTACGAGTATAGGTACTACAGGAAGAACCGCACAGATCGTAGCCTATGATAAGAAGAGGGACTTAGCTCTCCTGAGGATTGATGATCGTGAGCGTCCTCTGGAGCATGTAGCAACACTCTATCCTGAGGGTGAGGACGATGGTCCCTGGATATTCCAGAAGGCGTGGGCAGTTGGGGCAGGACTTGGCAAGCCACCGTTTCCCACACAAGGATTGCTATCAGGATTTGCGAAAGACAATTATGGTAATGATCTTATATTGGGAAGCGCCCCCATAATTTTTGGGAATTCAGGTGGCTCTGGTTATGTTCTTTCTCCACGAGGAACCTACGAATTGATTGGAGTTCCAAGTATGGTATCGGCTTATGGCTGGGGGTCAGTTGTGTCACATATGGGCTGGTGGCGTCCGATCTCGGAGATAAGAGTGTTCTTGAGAGACAATAAGCTGGGGTATATATTGGGTGATAAAGAAGAAGAAGAAATTATAGAATGATTGTGGTGATTCAGAGGTAAGAATGCCAAAGAGCAAGCTAACTAATCTTCAAGAAGCTCACCTTTACCCCAAGACACCAACCTTCATAGACCCTCATAGTTACCGCTCACCTGCCATGATCAAGGGGTTGAAGTATGAGGAAGAGGTTAAACTACATCTAAAAGAAATTTTTGATTCACAAACCAAAATTTTTCTTGGTCCTTGGATAAGATATTTTGATGGTACCAAGTGGCGTTATGCTCAACCAGATGTTGTTCTCTTTAATGATCACCTAGTTATAGGAGAAATTAAATTAACTTGGAGACCTGGGGCAGTAAGAAAGCTGGCTAATCTTTATGATCCTTTATGTCGCAAGATATGGCCTGACTTTGAAGTTAAAAGAGTTCAGATATGTAAAGGGATAAAGAAGAATTGTAAGGTTGAAAAGTGGCATCAGCTTAAGGACATTATGAATCCAGATAAGCCAGAACATTTTGATGTTCACTGGTTCTAAACTCTTGGCATGCAAATGGGTGAACAGCCCAGCAGATACGCTATGCCGACAACAAGTCCAATACCTGCAACTATTGCTATGACCCCACCCCATAAAGTATTTAATAAACGCATCTATTTTTCCTTAAATCTTGCTTGATGTTGACGCTTACGCAGATGGTGTGCTTTCTTACTCCAAATAAAACTGGTTACGCCAATCAGATATGCTTCTGTCCAATTGACAATAAAGCTGTGCCAGAACCAATACATATAGCTCACTTGTAAAGGGATTTAACTGAGTCTAAGTCGATAACTTCTTGTCGGTTATCACCCTTTAAGGTTCCCCTCTCCTGTCGTTTTTGTAGCTTATGCAGATTCTTTTCCATGCAACTAGATAGGCGTGTGTCTAAGACAGTTGTTAGCTGGGCTACATACCATAGGACATCTCCAAGCTCGTCTATGATTTGATCTCTGACTTCTTCTGGTATTTCACTGGCAAGCTTGGGGTTTTTGTAGTCTCCTCTAATTACTTTCTTTAGTTTGTTGGCTACTTCACCAGCCTCACCCACTAAACCTAGGGTTAGATATTCTAGGGCGCGATCAGGCGGATAGACAGCAGTGATGCCTGTTTGTTTTTGGTAGTCGTTTGGATGCTCAATCATTTTCTTGTTCCTTTGGTATTCTTATGATGAAAGAAAGTTTTTCCATATCTTGAAAAGGTATGAGCGTTAACTCATCATTCCTGTTTGCTCTATTGTATATGTGGTAAGCCTTTCTTCCTTTGTTATAATTTGAATCTTTAAGTTTTTGTTCTGTAAATTTTATTAGTTTTTCACGGTTAACCAGTAACCACTCTTGAAATCTTTCGAACACAATATAGTCTGCCTCACCATAAAGCCAACCTTTATTTCCTCTAACATTTTTAAGTTCAATCCAGGCAAAGTCATCTTGATATTCTGTTTGTTGACGTTGAAGCTTTTTTAATCCTTTGACATCAAACTTCAAGTCGCGTCCCACCTCAGGCAATACTCCCGCAACATCCCAGTGTTCATGTATGTCTTGTTGTGTGTTACTTATGCGAGGGTTGTGTAATAGTTTTGAAAATTCTTGCTCTACTTTTTTTGCCTTATCTAAAAAAGATTTAAAGTCAGTCATGCTGTCTCCTTGAGTGAAAAACTTTCTCCACAACCACAGGCAGAAGCAACATTAGGGTTGTCCAAAGATAATATAGTACCAAATAAGTCCTGTTTGTACTGGAGTACGGTGCCTACAACATACATGACAGCCAGAGGATCGATGTAGAGAGTACCTTTAGACAGAGGGATTGCTTCGCCTGAAGGCTCTTGAACAACCTGCCAGTCGTAGGTAAAGCCAGCACATCCACCACCCTTGACAGACAGGAGGACGCCCTCTGCTTTTTCGCGTTCAATGATAGAGCAAAGGTGTGAGTCTGCTTCTGGTGTAATAGTTATCATACTCCGCATGTACCTCCATGTCCTGTGATGGTACAGATGTCGTGGGATTCCAGGGATTCCTCAAACTCTTCACCCAGTTTTTCTTTGGCTTCCTTGTAGAGTACCTGGGTGAGAGGTTGTCCACCACGGCAGCCATCTGGATAGCAGGTGAAGCCTCTAAGGCGATGGGCATAGCTGGCTAGAACCTTGGTGAAGTGAGGCATGGTGTCCTCGTTGTTGTGCTTTGATCCCCACTTAGGCAGATTGATGGTCGAAGAGATGCTCATGTCCACATAATCTTGGATGTCTGCTTGGAACTTGATGCGTCTCTCATAGTCTTCTGATAATTTCAGGGCTGAATCTATGTCATCTGGTTTGACGCCGTAAAGGTCTATGATTTCTTGGGCTGCCGAGTCTACCACATACTGGTAGTGCCAGCGTGTACCACCCTTGAGGTAGCGTCTCTTGTAGGCCACGGCGAAGATAGGCTCGATGCCTGTGCTGGTACCAGCAAGGATGCCTATGGAGCCTGTAGGAGCTATGGCGCGGTTAGCTACAGGGGTACTAATACCCAGATGCGCTGAAAATTCTTTGCTAACCTTGTCTGAGACACCCTTATAGACAGTAAGGAAGGAGTGTAAGGTGGGTGTTACCTCGTAGCGTTCACCCTTTTTTATCAGGAACTCGTGGATACCCATGAGACCAAGACCTAAACGCCTGTTCTTTTCTCTGACTTTATCCACCTTATCGTAGGGAAGCTTTGCCCTCAGGGTACCACACATAAGGAACTTGGTTGCCAATTCTACCACCTGAGAAAACTCATGAACGCTATCGATGCGCCCCATGTTGATAGAGCCAAGGTTACACACATCAGAGTCATCGCTTGAGGTTACTTCGGTGCAGGCGTTACGAAGAGTTTCGGTTTCCTTATCAAAGAAATTGAAAGAGAACCCTGGTTCAGCCGTGCTTAAGGCTTGTCTTACATTTTGTTTGAACAGATCGCCAGGGTCTTTATTCTTGTAGTACTGGAGTAACCAATCGGTATCATAATTTACTGAGATGTTTGTCATGTCGAGAGGTGCGGGAAAGTTAAAGTCTTGTTCTTTTATGTCACCGAGAGTGTGTCCCGTGCTACCGACTGGCATCTTGTACCAGTTTTTTGAATCGAGGAATTGGTGTATGTCTGGATGCTGCCAGTTAAGTGAAGCATAGATAGCTGACCTACGGCTGCCACCTTGCATCACCCGCCTGCCAATCTCATTGATCATTTGCATCTTGGGTAGGGGGCCAGAGGCTAGGCCGCCTGTACCTTGAAGGGTAGCTCCCTCTGCACGATACACTGAATAGTCTACATCTATGCCACCACCTGTCATCAAGCAAGACTCTGACTTCCAAGACAGATTGGCCCAGTCTTCACGGGTATCCTCTTCTGCTTTGAGTAGGTAACAATTATTAAAGAATTTATTTTGACGGCCAGCGTAATAAATGTAACGTCCACCAGGAATAAATTTAAGATTGCTGATGATGTTTACCAACTCTTCTTTCTCAGATTTCTGCATGAAGTTTTGGCACACATCTTCCACAAGCACACGAGACAAATCATTCCATGTGTCACAATTTTCATGAGCATACTTGTGGTTGAAGATGTCTTCCGAAAATTTGCTGCGGAATTGTGGGTTACGATTTGATTTAAAAGGCATTACGGGTTTCCCACACTGAAGGGTATCTCATCTGTGTCAGATTCGGCACCTATTTTATCTTCTAAATTTTTTTTAAATCCCAGTAGTTCTTCTTCTTTGATAGTAATCTTGGTCATCTCTTTTGTCAGATGCTCTTTATAATCCTTTATGCTTGAAAGGTGTGCGTCAGTGCGTCTGATACTTAATTTTATTTCTGCCGCAACAGCTCTCTCCTTGTCCCGCTTATATCTTTTGTCGGAAACTACTATTACTTTGGGAGCATAGTGATGGGTGGGATACATAAATTCTAAGAGCCAAGGCATATACATTAAACTTCCTTCCATACTTTGTTGAGGTCTTTGCTGACCCATTTCTTTAAACCAGCAGGATTTTTGTCAGATAGTTTGCCCCAGTTGAGGCCGTATTCAGCATCTACTGGGATTGTCATTTTTCTTTGGTGGATTTCGACGGTAATTGTAAGACACTCTAACACACGCTTGAGCAGCAGGTCAAAATTTTTCTTAGGAATGCTGGCTACAATGGCGTCGTGGATCATGCCTTGTAGTTTTACTTCTGGCTCAAGGGTTTGCCAGACTTTCTTAAGTCCTTGTGCCATGATGTCAGCCACCACCGACTGAGGGCCGAAGGCAATAGCTTTTCTTAGGGTGTG